GAAGTTCCTCCGGGGTCTTTACCTGAAGAAGTACGTGATGACATTGACGCTAGGTTAAGTGAAGGTGAGTACGTTGTTCCAGCTGATGTTGTTCGTTTCTTTGGTGTAAAGTTTTTTGAAGATCTACGTACACAAGCTAAGACAGGTTTAGCTAGTATGGATGCTGCTGGACGTATTGGTGGTGATCCTGTAGATGTACCTGTCGTTGAAGAAGGTACTGACGTTAGTGAGCAGGACTTAGCTATGTTAGAAAAAGCATTAGCTACTTCTGGTCTTAAGGATGGCGGACTTGTAAACAAAACACTAAACTCTATAGCATCACAAGGACAAACTGATCCTCTAGTAAACTCTCGTATGAATGCTAAAGGCATGACTGTTGGTTTGTATGCAGGAGGTATGACTGAATCTCTATATAATGATACAACTAAAATTGATACTGTCATAGACAAAGTATTAGCTGCTACTAAAACAAATCCTTCTCTACTAGAAGAATTATCTAAACGTGGCGTCACAATAAATACTACAAAAGCTAATATGAAATCAGATGATATGCAGAAAGCAAATAGGCAAACTTCAACACTAGCTGAAGGTGGTCTTCTTCCAGAAGGTGCAGAAAATACAAGTTCTAGTTTTAATCCTTTTGAGTATGGCTTAGGGTTCTCTTCATTTGGTACTACTGATAATACAGGTGGTAGAGCTACAATAATGGTAGACTATTACAACCCTTCTACTGGTGAAATTATGAAGATTGAACATGATGCTGTTACTAATCTTCCTATAGGTACAGTACCTGCAGGATTTATTATGGGAGTACCACCAGCAGTAGAAGCTCCGACAGGAAGAGTAAATAGAGAAGATGACTTTGAAGTTGATATGGATGCTTGGAAGAATAAGTATACCTACTCAGATCCTGATGCACTTGCAGGAGAAACATTAGGAGCAATTAATAAAGAACAAAGTGGCATAAGTAAGTTCTTTAAGAATAGTCCAGTTAATCAATTCTTGCAAGCTACAGCAATAGGAGAATTAAAAAGTAACATTGACTATCTAGAAGCAAGAGGGTATAATGCAGATAAAATTGCTGAGATGAAAGCTGCTTTAGCTGCACGTACTAAAAATCGTCTTGGTGATGTAACTAAACTTGGAAGTATTATAAACTATGCCTTAACTAATACTTCTAATCTTACAAATAAAATACTTGATGAGTATGGTAGTGACCCATTTGAAAAGACTGCAAGTACGGTAGCACCTCCTTTAAGTGAGGCTGCAGCTAAAGTAGATAAAGACATTACTCAACGTAATAGAGATCGCTCTTCTACAACTGAGAGTACTTCTGAAATGAAAGCTAGATTAAAAAGAAATAAAGAAGATACTGGTGAATTAAATCAAAAAGATAAAATAGCATTAGCTGCCAAAAGAGAAAAAGTAAAAAAAGATAAAGAAGATAAAATTGAAAAAGCAATAACCTCTGGAGAAATAAAAAAAGAACTAGCTCCTACACGTAGTAGACCCGGAGGAGAGTTTGGAATGTATAAAGGCGGCTTGATGCAAAATAAAAAAAGAAAGAAAAAGAAGAAAAAATAATTACCCTCGACAACAACTATAAGGCTACCCAGCTAAAGCTGGCCCCACATAAAAGGAAAAATTATGTCTGAACTACAAACTATGGAAAAACCAAAGACTGCAGGATTTGTTGATCCAAACTTTAGTAATGCTAACAAGAGACGCATCCAAGAGCAGGAAGACGAACTCAAAGAACTTATGGGAGAACAGTCCGATGACAGTGAGGAATCCGATGGCAAGACAGCTGCATCAACCCAAGTACAAGATGAAGGTGATACCAAACAAAAAGAAGCCAACGCTAAAGATGAAGCACAAGAAGACGAAAACTTAAGTAGCGAAGAAAAGACTTATAAGAAACGCTACAGTGACTTGCGTAGTCATCAAAACAAACAAGCAGAAGAACTCAAAGCACTTAAAGCTAAATTAGAAAATGCTGAAGAGCGAGGTGATATACGTCCTCCTAAGTCTGATGAAGATATAGAAGCTTGGGCTAGGCAGTATCCTGACGTTGCTGCTATTGTTGAAAGTATTGCAGAAAAGAAAGCACAAGAAAAGTTTTCTACTGCAGAAGTTCGGCTACAAGAAATTGATCGTATTAGTGCAGAAGCAGACCGTAAAAGAATGGAAGATGAAATTAGGGCTATGCATCCTGATTTTGATGAGCTTCGTAGCAGTGATGTATTTCATGATTGGGCAGGTGAACAACCTAAGTGGGTACAAGATGCCTTATATGAAAACTCTGAAGACCCTGCATCTGTTACTCGTGTAATTGATTTATATAAAGTAGATAAAGGATTAGATAATAAAACTAAAAAGAAATCATCTAAGTCTGCAGCTTCAGCTGTTGTAACTAAACGCACAACTAAACCCGACCAAAATGATTCTAATGCAAGTTTTTCTGAGTCACAAGTACATAGAATGACTGCTGCTCAGTATGAAAAACAATCAGATGCTATTATGGAAGCCATTCGTTCTGGAAAATTTAATTACGATATGACAGGCGGTGCACGATAATAGTAAATAAAGCATTGACATCTATAGTCTACTTAGTATAACTATAGGTGTCTTTACAATAAATTGTAAGCCTCTCGTAAAAAAGACTACCTTACAATTAAGACAATACTACCTCGCTAAGTCTAAACACACCAATAATAAGACCTACCTAAATAAGTATAGGCCCGTATAGACCTTTATATGCACCCTAAAAAGTTTAGCCTCTTATCGGTTAGTTTAGCTTATTAAACATAAGCCAAACACCAAACGGAGGATTTATCTCATGGCTTTTACAACCGCAACAGGTTACGGCAATTTACCAAATGGTAATTTTAGCCCAGTAATCTATTCTAAAAAAGTACAGCTTGCATTCCGCAAGTCAACTGTCTGTGGTGATATAACCAACTCAGACTATATGGGCGAGATTGCCGCACAAGGCGATACCGTCAAGATTATCAAAGAACCAGAGATTTCTGTCTCGCAGTATGCGAGGGGTACGAACGTGACCGCACAGGATTTACAGGACGAAGACTTCTCCTTAGTCATTGATAAAGCTAACTATTTTGCTTTTAAGATGGATGATATTGAAGAAGCACATTCTCATGTAAACTTCATGGATCTTGCAACCAACCGTGCTGCATATCGTTTAGCTGACAATCATGACCAAGAAGTTTTAGGTTATATGGCTGGTTATGCACAGTCTTCATTGCACTCACAAGCTGATGCACTGAACTCAACTGTAAACGGTACTAAAGCAGTATCGACTGCTGGGTCAAATGAGTTGCTATCATCTATGCAGCTTCATAAAGGTGACTTCGGGAATATTACTACAAGCTCTGCAGGAACACACTCTATTCCTCTGGCTGCACGTTTACCGGGCGCAACAGCTTTGCCAACAGCAACGGCTTCACCAGCAATGGTTGTAGCACGTATGGCTCGTTTACTTGATCAACAGCAAGTAGATAAGCAAGGACGTTGGTTAGTAGTAGATCCAGTATTTATGGAAATTCTTGCAGATGAAGATTCACGCTTTATGAACGCAGATTTCGGTGAATCAGGTGGATTGCGTAATGGTCTTGCCGTTAACAACTTCCACGGCTTCCGTGTATACTCCTCGTCTAATTTACCAGCAGTAGGTACTGGACCGGGAACTACAGGTTCTGCAAACCAATTGACTAACTTCGGTGTTATCGTAGCTGGTCATGATTCTGCTGTAGCAACTGCGGAGCAGATCAACAAAACAGAAACATATCGTGACCCTGACAGCTTTGCTGACATTGTTCGTGGTATGCACCTATACGGTAGGAAGATTCTTCGTCCTGAAGCAATCGTAACTGCTCGTTATAACGCAGCTTAAGGGAGATATAAACTATGGCTACTTATGACATGACTTCCAGTGATACCGCTGGCGTTGGAGCAAACGTTCTTGCTGTTCCAACTAACGTTGGTAACACTGTACGAACCATTGAGGCAATACTAGATATTGATGCAATGGTAACTGCTGGTTACTCTGGCGCAGATGGAGACATCTTTCAATTGCTTGAAATCCCTGCCGAATCAGTAGTTGTTGCTGCTGGTGCAGAAATAATGAAGTCCTTTACTGCAAGTTGTACTTGTAATATTGACTTTGCTGGTGGAGATGACATCATTGACGGTGCTGCTCTTGATGCTGCTGCTGGTACGTATCTTGCAAAAGGTACTAATGGCGAAGCTAACGTTGTAAATACAGGAGCAGCTTCAACTTTTGCTGCCGCTGCACTTGCATGTGTTGGTGCTGCAGATACCATTGACGTAGTTGTTGCGGGTGCTGCACCTGCTACTGGACGCCTACGGGTTTACGCAGTAATTGCTGACGTTTCTGCCGCAATGACAGAAGCTGCAGTCGCACAGCGTGATCAAGTATAATATTAAACACTACTTTGGGGCTGGCATAATGCTGGCCCCTTTGCGACACATTAAGGGAATATAATGGCGTATACATATTTAGACATTACTAATGAAGTCATTTCTCGTTTTAATGAGGTTGCTCTTACATCTTCTAACTTTACTGCAGCTAGAGGTTTTCAAATACAATGTAAAAATGCAGTAAACGATTCTATTGATTATATTAATACCAGTGCATACAGTTGGCCTTTTAATCATAATACTCAAACAGATACACTTGTTGCTGGTACTACCCGATATAGTATTCCTACTACAGCTAAGCATGTAGACTATGATACCTTTAGACTTGTAAAAGATGACTCTCTAGGTTCTTCTGGTGGAAGCTTAGGTTTTCTAGATTATAAAGATTACTTAGATAGTTTTATTGCACAAGAAGATCAGTCAGAAGTAGGAGGTGTACCTACAAGTGTATTTAGAACTCCTGATAATAACTATGGTTTATATCCATACCCGGATAAAGCATACTCTTTGAAGTATGAATATTATGCGTATACAACCTCTTTATCTGCAGCTACAGATGTTCCTGTAATACCAGAACAATATAGAGCCGTTATAGTAGATGGTGCCACTGCGTATGGGTATCAATACAGAGGCGAAGTAAATCAGTTTCAAATGAATTTTCAAAGGTTTGAAGCTGGGATAAAAAATATGAGAAGTCTTTTATCTAACAGGGTAGATTTTATAAGGTCTAAAATGATTACACGATCATCAAGACCCGCAAGTATGTTTGGTTAAGGTTTAAATATGGCAGACGAATCAGGTCTTAATCCATTTATCTTTCCATGTAAAGGTGGATTAGTTCTTAACAGT